CCGAAGTATGATGCCGACGACTTCGGCGCGTCCCTGACGCTCCAAGTGATTCGGATCCTGCGAAGGGGTTATCCCTCGCTTGACCAGAAACTTGGTCAAAGCCCCGATGCCCGTTATAGGCGATTCGGGGGTTCTCATACGCACAGAGGCACCTTTCACAAGGGGCGTGTGAAGTTCAGGGTGAATACGATCTGCCTTGTAAGGCAGAGCGGATTCACGACCCAAACCTGCTGCCGTGGCGTCAACGATCGACCAATGCCCTCTCAAAAGAGAGCTCAGTCGCTCGTCGAGCTTGGCCACCGTCTTCCAGTACCCTCCCCAGTAAAGGAGGTTCCGGAAAGAGACGAGGCCGACAACCTCAGAGACGTCAGCCAGTGATTGTGGGAGATCATGACGAAGACGAATGGGTGTTACCCACTCACCATCATAATAGTCTCCTCCACAAGACTCCCGGAATTTGCCATTCCAGAAGCTCTTGTCGCGATTCACCTTGAGGCCAAAAGCCTCTAGGAGCGTAATCACTGGACGTACATATTCTACGGGGACAATGATATCGTCTCCGTAGACTCGCACCTGCCCAACCATCTCAGTAATGAGACGGCGGGTGAGGGGTTCACGTCGCTCGTGCGCGATCGCGCAGAATACGATAGTCGTGAAAACCATCGCTTCAACGGGAAAGCAGAGCGCTGAGCCCATAGACGCGAACTTGACCAAGGGTATGACCCCATGGCCAAGCACATCGGCCTTTGAACTCCGAGTCGCTTGGACCGCCTCATTTAACTGAGGAAATCTAGCAAACAGGAGTTCTACATGCCGATTCAAGACCCTATCGGATGCTTCGCTCAAATCAAGCGTAGCAAGGGAGCCATCGAGGCTGCCCTTACGAGCCAGGACCCTGTTTGGGTCCTGATGTTCGAATCCGATGAAGAACCTGCCGAGATTGCACATTTCGTCACCCCCGGATGGAGGCGATTCGATGTGCTTCTCAATCTCATCGATCAACTGATGAGAAAGAGCCTGCTGCGCATATTGCATGGCAGTGGGCTCGACTGCAATGATTCTGGGTGTCTTGGGCGTTTTAGGGACGGAGATGACCTTTACAGGGATCTCCGACCCAGGCTCGAGAAACTCGACACGGTCCAACTGGTCGTAATAACGCCAGCTCGGGAGAGCATAATCTCCGTAAGGAAACATGCTCTCGAGACGCTGGGGCCACTTACTGACAGAAAACTTCGCGTTTCCACGGAGTTTGTCAGCGGTAGCTCCAGGGCCGTGCTTGGGGACGAGGTGGAACCGACTGGTTGGATCGACGATTTCGCAATCGCGATCCTGTTTCCAGCGGACTCCACTCCCGACGCTAACGCGCGGGAATAGGGACTCAAAAAGAAAGTCCCTTCCTCGTTGCACATGATCAGGCTCCCTGCTGGGAGTGTGTGACTCTTCAGTAGAGTCCCAATCATGAGCAAGCTGATGAGTGCCGAGAATAGAATTCTCGACATGAGAAAACACATCAGCCCATAAGAGGGTGGACGCTTTTCGGAAGAGGGGAAGATATTCCTCAAAGCCACTGCTGTCCATCCCTTCGAGTTCTGCCTCGATTTCCACGAACTTGCGCATGGCGTGAGCTTCGCGTCTTTTCGACGCGGGGCGCTCAATCTTTCCAAACACCAGTGTTAACTGGCGAATGGAACGGATGCATTCCATGCTTGGGTCCGTGGAAAGTGACCCATCAGTGTCGAAGATTTGATCCAGGAAACCCGATAGGAATACCGGCCTTCCTCCTCTCTTGTGAAACTTAACAAAGAGGCTGGGATCAAGCTTACCCAGTTCAAGACTTCTCTCGAAGTCCTTACCGAACTGGGGGAGGGTGATCGTTAGAAACGAATCACCCTCAGCTTCGACACGAACCGCGACAGTTTTGAAATCGCGGTCAGCGCTTGTACAGCACCAGCTTGCCATTTCATTGGCAAGCTCTCTCCACAGTGACATCAGGCTTTGCATCTTGCCTCCTATAACAAAGAGGGTTCGATCCTTTAGTCTGATGTAACCAACAGGGACTCTATGTCCCTAGCTCTCACCACCAAGAAGCTTGGTGATGGCAGCTCCTGAAGAAGCTGACAGATAGGCAATGAAGCCATCCACCAGCTGCTTCTGTTGGGCCACGGTCAACCCGACGGCCGGCGTACGCGTAACGAGCCAGACAGAGTCTGTCACGTTAAACGAGTTGCCAGTCGAAAGCGGGTCGGCCACGGTCTGCGTGCGATCGAGACGAATGACTCGCTGGTTCGCCTTACCCACGGTGTGGGCAATGCTCGCCTTAACGAGTCCGTCGTCCTTGGAAAAGGCACCTTGATTGATGCCCTGACCAGTGCGAGCCAACGAATTGGCAACCGCATTGATCGTCACTGAGATCGGATCGGAAAACATCAAACATCTCCTGTGTTGAGTGACTGGGTGAATCCCAGACGTGGATGAAAAATCCCGGGGCTTTTAGGCCCGGAACCAAACCTCAGACAACACTCCCTCAAGAAAGAGAGGGCCTGAGGCCACGCAATCCCTACCAAGAGGATAAACCCAAGGCAGAGATGATGGCCACCTGAGTGGGTGATAACCCACTATAGGATACGCCAAATCCGTACGGTGTAGCTGCCCAGCGGCGCTTTTGCTCCTCTGTTCGCACTGCGTGCATGGTTCGGCCATTGTAAGTGCCGAAATCATGTGTAACGCGCGAGGTATGGCTCATTAACCAGCCATTCCGCAGCACCAAGCCATCGGTCCCGATGTTGGAGATGTTAGTCATAACATCGCCAACGTTTCCGAACCAATCAGCGGCCCAGCTCCATGGGGCGAGATTCCAGAGAACCTCTGGGGTCAGTCGGATGCCATAGATTTTCCTGGCATACGACGCGTATCGACGGAACTTATCGTTCGTCGAACCACCAGTTGGCAGATAATATTCATACTCTGCCTCAAACCATCGTCTATGTTCGACGACCTGGTGACGCTGCCCACCCACGAAGAATCCGTTAGCGGGGGTCATTGAGAAGTTGCAATTAAGCGTCTTCTCGGCCCTCTCTATCGGCCAGTGGAACTGCCTCCGTATCACGTGGTTAGCATCTTCTTGATACTTCCGCACGAGGTCGTCAGAGTCCTCCACGACTTTTGCAAAGTCGCGAACGGCACTAACGAGAGGTAGCCACCCGAACTCAACATTCAGGAACTCGCCGCCGGCAGCTTTCGCTGCCCTGGTCTGCTCCATCATTTGAGTACCGGGTAGAAGTGGTATCCCGTCGTTACGAATCTCTCCGAGGTTAACGGAAAGATCGAACGCCGGATTGGTCGGCAAGGTATTCGCAATGGCTGTAGAGCCAAGCGCATACGCTTGAAGATCAGTTGGCTGACTGTACGCAGGCAAGTCTGCCCACGCAACAGTCGGTTGTTCCAATCTGATCCAGCCTGCCATGAGGTTATCCCCATGGTAGACGTGTGGGTACCAAACTCTTCTGTCTCTTGACAGTAAGAGAGGACCCCCACCCGACCAACGGCCGTTGTACTGAGCATGGTTAATGCTCGCCACACTCTCAATGGTCTGTTGACCATTGGAGGAGTATGGCACGTACGGCGAGAACGTAGTAGGTCTACGCGTACCCGTGATAGGGTACGAATAATACCTGTTTATCTTCGTTCTCGCTGGACCGGCCACCACATTTCCAATCTGCTGTACGAAACACACAATCTGGAGAGACTGTGCGAGCGCGTGCGCCC